GAGGTTACTCAAGAATATGCAGAACAATTTTATCGTGACGGAACCCCACACCCTGACGACATCGAAGTGAAATACTTGGGTACAGAAACAGAGGACTAGACGTCCTCTTTTTTGTGTGTATAATTAGTACAAGGTATCAATTATTATGTCAACGTTGATCTGCAATCTACCTGCAATTCATGTGTGGGTGAGAAAGGAATATCTAAGAGACCATAAAGACGGACATGGTGAGTTCGTAAAGGGAGTGTGGGTGTCTGCAAAGTCTATGCCCGGTCGTGCCTTTTACTTTGAGACGTATCTGTATGAGTATGCTGCTCTATTTGATAAGTTACCTATCAGTGCCTTTGTGTCTTCACCAGAGACACCTACTCCTGATATGAACTTACCTAATTTACAATTTTGGAACTGTATGGATTATGGAGTCACAGCAATCACAAAATCGATCATCGGTAGTGCGGATTACGAAATTAATACCCGTGATCACGGAAGCATTAGAGGAGAATACATCTGCACACTGGACAACTACCACGACTCTGCAGATAGCATTGACTGTTCTACTGCTGAAACTCCTGCGGAACATAAATCACACAACCTTATAGCATTAGACAACGGTCAGTTTGCTCTATACCCCAATAACAGAATGAGAATCTATGATAATAGTCTAACACCCCCAGAACCTAAAGTACCCGACTTCAAGGTCTCTACAGAGTACTATCAGGTTGAGAATGGACATGATAACCTAGGTCTTGGTGATCAGGAAGAGTATTTTTGGAAAACACAGAAAGATAGAGAAAAGGGTATGGCAGATATAGATGATATGTACTATCATCATTTTAGTCAACAGCATAAGTCGGACGAGAGATAACTCTTAGAAACTGTCTAAATAGCACTAAATACACGAGTATTGTATAAAAAGTGCCTCTCAGCAAAATATCAAGAGGTTTCAAGGATCTATCATTATCCTTCAAACGTCATCCTGTTACAAATGATTTGCTTCCTCTAAAGAATGAGGATGCAATCAAACGTGCTGTGCAGAATCTTGTTAGGACAAAGATTGGTGAAGTATTTTTTAGTAATGACATTGGCACCCGTATCACAGGTGCTTTATTTGAATTAGCAGACTCGGATTTTATTGATCCAATTGCTACTGAGATCGAAACTGTTATAATCAACTTTGAACCTAGGGTTTCTTTGACTGATGTCAAAGTTGCTGTAAGATCTGATGAGAACGCTTTGGATATAGAAATATCCTACAACATCGTTGGGTTGTCATTACCAACTCAAACAATAGATTTCATATTAGAACCGACTAGACTATAATGGCTCTCAATCAATTCACAAATCTAAATTTTGAAGACATCAAAACTTCAATCAAAGATTATCTGAGACAAAACTCCAATTTTACAGATTTTGACTTTGAGGGATCTAATCTGTCTGTCCTTATCAACACGTTAGCATATAACACCTACATTACAGCATATAACACTAATATGGTTGCAAATGAGTCATTCATAGACTCAGCAACACTCAGAGAAAACGTAGTGTCACTTGCAAGAAATATTGGATATGTACCTAGATCAAAACGTGCTGCTAAAGCAAGAGTACAATTTAATATTACAGGATTTTCTTCAACTGTGAAGTCAGTATCAATAGAAGCAGGAGTTTTTGCAAACTCAGGTATCAATAATAGTAATTACACATACTCCTTACCTCAGAGAATCCTAATACCAGTCAATGCAAAAGAAGCAACAGGTGTGGTAGATATCTTCCAAGGACAATTTTTAGAAAAGCAATGGGAGGTCAATTTATCTCAGGCAAACCAAAGATATATTCTACCTAATGATAGTATTGATACATCTACTCTAAGAGTATATGTCAAAGAGAGTGCATCAAGCACAGTGCAGACTGAGTATAAGGTTGCTGACAGTATTGTGAGTGTTACAGGAGAATCTAATATATTCTTGATTCAAGAGACCAGTGATGAGAAGTATGAAATATTATTTGGCGATGGTATCTTCGGTAAGAAGTTAGAATCTGGTAATGTGGTCAGAGCAACTTATATCAAAACAGATGGTGCAGAAGGAAATGGTGCGTCAAATTTCATCTTTGTTGGTTCAATAAAGGATGAGAATGGTGCAAGTGTCAATGGTACAAGAGCATATGTGCGAACTGTCACTCCATCTGAGAATGGAGATGATATAGAAAGTGTGCAAAGTATCAGAAATTACGCTCCTAGGAGGTTTGCAGCACAGAACCGTGCGGTAACTGCTACGGATTATGAAGCACTACTCCCTTCAATATACCCAAATATCGAATCAGTGAGTGCATATGGCGGAGAAGACCTAAATCCACCTCAATATGGTCGTGTCTTTATCGCAGCAAAACCAAGAAACGGTAATTTCTTAGCGGAGTCTACAAAAACTAATTTACTCAAGTCGCTGAAGAGTTATAGTGTAGCAGGTATTGTACCGTCTTTTATTGATCTAAAATTTTTATATGTAGAACTTGATTCTTACGTTTACTACAATACAAACTTTATTGGAGATCCTGAATCATTGAAGTCCAGTGTTATGGACTCAGTTGCACAGTATGGTAAATCTGGAGAGTTGAATAAGTTTGGTGGTAGATTCAAATATTCTAAAATGACTTCAGTCATTGATGGTGTGGATGATTCAATTACGTCCAACATCACTAACGTGCTGATTAGAAGAAATCTAAAAGCAATGACTAATGTCTTCACACAGTATGAATTATGTTTTGACAATCAATTTTATCATGAATTAGATTCTTACAATATCAAAAGCACAGGATTCAGTGTCTCAGGGGTTGATGGAACAGTCTACATTGCCGATAAAGTGGTCGAAGGATCAGATATAGGTAATCTGTTCTTATTCAAACTCACAGACGCTGTGGATGTCGAGATAGTATCAACAAACTTTGGTACTGTTGATTATACAAAGGGTGAGATACTTATCAATACAGTAAACATAACTTCCACACTCTTACCAGAAAATATTATTGAAATACAAGCAGTCCCCCTATCAAATGATATATTAGGAAGAAAAGAGTTGTACTTACAACTCAGCACTGAAAAAAGTAACTTTACAATGAGACAGGACTTGATCTCATCAGGAGCAAATGTGTCTGGAACAAGATTTGATATACAATCAAGTTACAGTAATGGTAATAAGGTAAGGGGTGCTATTGTATCAAGTTCATCGGGAGTTGGTAAATTAGTTGGTTATGTAAACGGTCAACCTTATTATGGTGAGTTTCATACTATGACAGATGGCACTAAAATGACCGGTTCTTCTCACTCAGTAAATAGTGTACAGATTCGTGATAGTCTTTCAACTATCACCCCTGTGACTACCTCGTCTACAACGACATCTTCATCATCAACAAGTTCATCGTCAAGCAGCAGCAGTAGCGGATACTAATGATAGAAACCTCACTATCCAGAGTCAAGATACATGAAGTAATTGAAAGTCAGATACCTGAAGCAATAGATTCTGACAATCCTTTACTTGGCACCTTTTTAAAGCAATATTACATATCACAAGAGTTTCAGGGTGGTCCAGTCGATATTGCTGAGAATCTTACTGACTACAAAAAAGTAGATTTTCTTAGCAAGGATAATCTAACTGGTATTACATCAGTTGCACAATATGTTACTAGATTTGATAATACAATATACGTTGATTCAACTACAGGTTGGCCAAGTAAGTTTGGTTTATTGAAGATTGGTGATGAGATTATCACTTACACTGGTATAGGTTCAACTTCATTCACTGGATGTCAAAGAGGTTTTAGTGGTATAGAGAATAATGAGAAAACAAACTCTCCAGAGTATCTTACATTTTCCTCTACAGGTATCAGCACCCATGGAGAAGATGCACAGGTCAAGAATCTAAGTAATGTCTTTTTACAGAAGTTTTTCAAAAAAGTAAAAACACAGATATCACCGGGATTTGAGGATAGATCTTTTACAGGTAATTTGAGTGCATCAAACTTCCTAAAACAATCAAAAGATTTTTATACTGCCAAAGGGACAGAGGAAGCGTTCAAGATATTGTTTGGCACCCTGTATAATGAAAAGGTTGATCTAATAAAACCTCAAGAATTTCTATTCAAACCATCCGACGCTCAATATTCTGTAAATGATGTATTGGTATGTGAAAGGACACTGGGTGATCCGGAAGGAATAGTGAATGAAACAATCACTCAGGGTGATAGTAGTGCGTCAGTATATGATGTAGAGGTAATCAAGTTGCAAAGTGACAGTAAAAAGAAACTTTACTACAAGGTAAGATTATCTTCAGATACAGTAGTCGGTGCATTCAAACCTGTTAATAGAACTCATCTTACCTCTCCTATCGAGAGTGGAGATACTGTAATAATAGTAGATTCTACAGTTGGTTTTGCTAAATCTTCATCTGTTACTATTGGAAGAAGAACATATAATTATACTGATAAAACTGCAACTGAGTTCTTAAATGTTACTGGTGGCATTGGCACTGCGAGCATAGGTGATCCAGTTGATTTTGGGGGTATAGCAGTAGGGTATAGGAATGGTGATGCGAGTCGTCCTGTGGGACTTAGAATATTAAATTCTATTGTAGGTTTTGAAGGTAGTGGTATTCTTCAACAAAAAGGTAGTGAATATAATATCAAAACTCTTGGTGTCAAGAAGAATGACATAAGATATAATCAGTGGTTAGAGAATATTGCAACAAAACACATTGTACAAGATTTCAAATCTCTATCTGCAGGAAATTTTGAACTTATACTCAATCAGAAGCATCATTACAAGTCAGGAGACCTTATAGTTGTACAAGACAATGATGGTGCGAAACAAGATGGCACAATTACAGGTGTTTTGAATGATACGGTTGTTTATGTAAGCACTCCATCTCTAGTTGCAGGAAATGCTTACAGTATACAAGCAAAAATCAAAACACAATCAGGATTTGTTGCTAATGTTCAAAATACTTACGCAGGTGGTGACACAGTTGTAGTTGCATCAAACAGTTTACCTCATTATCCAATAGATGTACAGAAGAGAATTAAAAACTTCAGCACCTCTGGAATTTCAACAAGATCTCAAGTAATTAATATACCAGACCACAATTTACAGAATGGTGACATTGTTTTATACAATCCTAGTGTAGCAGGATCGCCTGTAGCAGGTCTTAGCACCGGTCAATCTTACTATGTGACCAATCTATCCCAATCTACGATTTCACTCTCTCTATCGGCAGAGAACGCTCGTAGAAGTCAGTATGTGTTTGTATTTGATACTGCTGACATCGGAACTAATACAAATCACTCACTAACTCCATTTGAAGTTGGTTTTGGAACTATTGGTGCTCAAAAATTACTTCGTAAGTTTACACAACCAGAATTCGGTTCTACTAAAGATAAAACTGAAACTGGTAAAGGTGTAGGACTTTTTGTGAATGGTGTAGAAGCATATTCTTACAAATCTTCCGATAAAATCTACTACGGGTCAATAGAGACTGTAGATGTATTGAATACAGGATCTGATTATGATGTAATCAATCCTCCTCGTATTTCCGTGCAGCAGAACGGACATACTGGTATTGGTGCATCTGTGATCGCACATGTGAGTGGTAAATTACAGGAGATACAAGTAACTTCTCGTGGATTAGACTACACATCAACTCCTGACGTAAAAATCACTGGTGGTAATGGTCAGGCAACTGCTGAAGCGAAGATGAGACTCGCTCCACACGAAGTATTCTTTGATAGCACCAGTGTTGGTGGTGTTCTGAATACAAGCACTGATAAATTTACATTTACTGAACCACATGGATTCAAACATGGTGAAGAGGTTGTCTACGGAACCGATGGTTC